TGATTATATCAAAGAGATTGAGAATATTTTCATGTCATATAATAGCACAGAAGATATTATCAACTATTTTGAGGGTAGTGGATGCGGAGTTTGTTTTAGTACAAGAGATAATCAGACAGCAAGGGATTCACTACACGAATATATAATATCAAGATTGGTGCTTTATAGAAAGATTATTACAGAATTACATTACGGAAACTATAATCGCTTTGATTGTCTTTACTATGCTATTTATAACTGGTCATTTAGCGTATTCAGATATTCAAATGATAAAGATATTGACTTCCTAAAAGATGAGATGGTATATGATAACCATAACATTGGGCATGTGTACATAAAATACAAGGAACTCTTGCCAAGGTTAGACAAGACCTTTTACAATATGGTTGAGGTGCCGAAAGCTACATGGATGACTAATCATCTTGATTGGGAAGAATTTCACACTGAAGGTCTCTTGCCATACTTAAAACTGAACCCAGGCGATAGATACCGCACATTTCAAATGAGTGGAGCGGGTATATTGAAGTGCTGCAGTTGTGGCTATACCCAAGAGTTGATTACATTTTTACATGGGGAATTTGACGCAATCATCGGTAGACAATGCCCACAGTGTGGAACATTCTGCACTGAAGAAAATCATAGTGAACAATATCACAGTTTCGGACCATCTAAAGAGGATTTAGTTTGTACGAAATGTGGTTATACCATAAGGAAGAAAGAAGAAAGTATATTTAAGGGTAATGCTAATCCATTATTCTGCCCCAAGTGTTACAGCACGAAGTTGGACTTTCATACAACTATGATAACATAATATTTGTCTTTTCCCCACCACCCATTCGCTCATATCTTTGCCCTAAAAAAGCAAGAAATGAGCGATTTTTCTTTTATTCCACCAACATCCGTTGTCACTATCCCCAGTGCCCACGCCTCCGCAGCCTTCACCTCCAAGACATCCGCAGTCTTTAAGGAGGAGCACAACATCGCACCAATCATCATCAACGACAAGATGAAGTACATCCCGTGGGGAGGTGACAATCAGATGCCGTACAACATCATTGACCTCATCGAGTCTGACGAGACAATGAGCACTTGCCAGATGTTCAACGCTGAAGTCTGCTATGGCAGCGGACTTGTCTATGACACGGAGCTTGCCACCGCACAAGTGCAAGCGCAAGTGGATGACTTTATGCTGGACAACGACCTCGCAAGTTACTTCCTCGGCGTGTGCCAGGACTTCAAGCACTTCGGCTTTTGCGTCAGCGTGATCATCCTCAACGAAGATGCCAGTCGCATTGTCCGCATCGTTCGCAAACAGGCGTGCTACGTCCGTTTTGCTCCCGCCGACAAGTCGGGCGTGATACCTTACATTCTCTACGCCAACTGGCGTAATACGGTCAGTCCGGAGGACATCGAGCGCATTGAACTACTCAATCCGCAGTCGCCATTCACCGACCTTCAGAACAGAGGAAAGAAAATCAAGAAGTTCGCTGTAGTCAGTCGCATACCTACGCCCGACAATACGTATTATCCAATACCGTACTACGCAGCTCTTTTCAAAGGAAAGTGGTTCAACATCAAGCAGCTCATCGGCATCGCTAAGGAAGCGAAGCTCCGAAACTCGGCTCCCATAAAGTACCACATCGAGATTGCCAACTCCTTTTGGAACAACATCTTCAAAGTCGAGGGCATTACTGACCGTATCAAGCAGCAGGAGCGTGTCAACGAGGAGAAGGATAACATCATCAACTTCCTTACTGGCATGGAGAACAGCGGAAAAGTGCTCTTTTCTACGTTCTATGTTTCACCCAATGGTGAGGAGCAGCATGACGTGGTCATCAACAAAATCGAAACGGACAAGGAGGGTGGCGACTGGGCGACGGATATTGTCGAAGCCATCAATATGATGTGCTTTACCATGCGAGTACATTCTAACCTCGTCGGCTCGGTGCCTGGCAAGTCGCAGACCAATAACTCCGGCAGCGACAAGCGCGAGCTTTACACCATCGCCCAGGCTCTGCAAAAGCCTTACCACGACCTTCTCTTTTCCGTTCATCGTCTGATTATCCGTTTCAACAAGTGGACAGCGGTCAAGCCGGACTGCCCATTCATCCAGCTCACCACGCTCGATGAGAATAAGGACGCAAAGCAAGTTTCACTCAATAAATCCAAAGACAATGAGCAATCTGATAAATGACAATGACACTCTGAAGAAGTATGTTCCCAACACGCTCAAAGCGGTAGCTGGTGAGCTATCTCTTTTCGACAAGATACAGTATCACCTCTTACAGGCTGAGCAATGGCTTACCGCCACTTTCGTTTCGTCCGACACTATGAGTCGTATCCGCTCGTACTCTGACAGCACACCGCTTCTGCATTACTGCCGTATCATCACGGCTGCAGAGGCAATGCTGCACGCAGTGCCACAGCTCGACCTCATCCTTACGCCTAACGGCTTCGGCATCGTCAGTAATCAGAATGTGATACCGGCATCTAAGGAGCGCATCGAGAGACTTCTTCTGTCTCTCGAAAAGCAGCGCGACGATGCGCTTGCTGTTATCCTCACCTTGCTTCCGGATGCTCACCGTTGGACAGCTTCGGAGCAGTTCAATTATTTCGCTGCCACGATGTTTCCCACGCTCGACATTGTGCACCAACTGGGCTTCGCTGACCATATCTGGCTGCGATACCAGGACACTCGTGCCAAGTTGCTCGCCATTGAGCACCGCCTCGAAACGGAGTTCTTCAGTCAGGAACTCATGGATATGCTTCGCACGGCCAACGCTCTCAACAAGTGGGATATGACTCTCGACACCGCCCAATACAAGCGGATGTATCAGCGCATCTCTGCCATCGAGTTCTCCATCCTCCGCATCGGTGAATATCCGATACCAAGCATCATCGACATTGTGAACAGCATACGTTTAGCCAAGGGCAACGTATTCGCTGAATGGAAAAACTCAGACACCGCCAAACTCTTTGAAGACCATGGATATAAAAATAAAAAGCAAGCAGGAGGTTACTTTTTCTAAACAAAAAAATAAGGGGTTGGCATTGCCAATCCCCTTGTCAGTTTCTTTTATAGTGCAGTATGATAGCATATAGCATATCAAGTGCACTGGCTTAATCCGTTGCAAAGATACAACGAATTTCTGAAATAACAAACTTTTTATATCTTTGTTTGTCTACTAAACTATTTTTTTCTTATAACGTGTTAATGTCAAATCCTGAATTATCACAAATTATCTTCTTTACGATATCAAATTCAACATTGTCAAATGCCCTACGCATATCGTCTACTAAATCTCGCTGACGGTTGGTTGACACCTTACCGAGGATATACTTCAGTATATAATATGCTCCGGATAGCATGGTCTTACGACTGCCCAAATCTCCTGCAGGTCCATTACTTATTGCTACAGGAAGATTTGTATCGTAAAGGACTTTGCCATGGGCGCAGAAATTCCTCAAACGACGAATGGTATTCATATAGTTGGAGAACTGAGTGGAAGAACCCATACCATATTCCATTGATATTGCATGTTTTAATCCACCGTCCTTAAGATTGTCAAACAGAGATATGACTACTCCAAAAGATAAATATTCAAGAACTTTCCATGCTGGAGCGTGGCTTCTGGAATATCTGTTCAAGTCTTGTTTTACAATCGTTTCTGTATTTGCATCACGAATGGCATCTTGAAAGGCTTTACTATTCAAGAAACTCTTCTCAACATATTTGCTGTTAACATACCAAAAAGGATCCTCCTTATACTTGTTTGAAGCCATGTAAATCAACTTCGTTCTGAAGTTTATTTCTATACGACTTATGTAACGGAGAAAAGAATTACGCAAATCAAAGTCAAAATAATACAACTGAATTGCATAGTCAATCTTCGTTCCATCTTTAAATATATGGTCTCTTTTTTGTTTACGTGGGTATGATTTCTCAAAAGGAAACCAGTAAAAACCTAATCGGAAATATCCTATATCCAACAGGTTTTCTTTGGCTTTCTCTATGTCCTCTATCACCATTCCTCTCTCAACAAGTTTGGTGATTTGTTCTTCTATATTAGTGGCAAACTTTAAGTTCTGATTCATAATCTGCAAAATTACTGCTTAAAATCCAAAGTGCCAATATAATGACAAAAAATCCATTGTTTATATATACTATTTGTCATTTTTGTCTTTCTCGAATTACTAATCAGATGGTATTTTTGTGCTATGATACACACATTTAACTTATCAGTCCCCACAGATTGGCAGTCATTATCTGACAGCCAACTCCAATATTTCTTCACGCAGCTCTCACACGATCTGCCAATGGAAGAAATACTCACTCTCTGTCTGTTCAAATGGGCAGACCTAAGAGTGTTGTGCAAGACGCATGACGGCAGCTATCTCGTAAAGCACCGCCAAGCGCCCAAGCATGAAACAACGCTGACCATCAGACAAGTGCAAGCAGCCACAATTTCATTGGACTTCTTGCGACAGTTCGCACCGTTGCCAGTTCGCATAACTAAAATCGGAAGAGCCACTGCCATCGAAGCCGACTTCCAGGGCGTGCCGTTCTCGACGTTCATCTCTGCTGACAACTACTATCAGGGCTTTCTCCACACCAAGAACGAGACTTTGCTCTATGACCTCGCCACGCTTCTGTACCCAAAGGTCAAGTCGCGTCACCTCACAACGCCACTTTTACTCAACGCCTTCTATTGGTTCTCGTCGCTGAAGCATTACTTCGCTCGTCTGTTTCCGCACTTCCTGCAGCCGATATCCAGTTCTTCTGAAGACCTCTTGGGCTACGCACCGCCCATCGGGGAGGTGCTACGGACTGCCATGAATGCACAGATCCGTGCCCTCACTGGAGGCGACATCACCAAAGAAGAAGCGGTGCTCTCTATGGACACATGGCGAGCTCTCACAGAACTCGATGCTAAAGCGAAAGAAGTTGAAGACATCAAACGACAAACAAAATGACAGACAAGAACATCAATTGGGATGCCACCGCCTTCTTCGCATCCCTTACAGAAACAAACAAGTTCGCCAAGGCCCATGACTTTGTATTCGCCAAGGTCAGCGGACTCGACGGCTTCGAGGAAGCCTTGCAGCAGCTGCAGTCCGCCACGGCTATCATTGCCGTCAGCGACATAAGCCAAGGCTATATCGAGGTGAACAACAGTCCGCGCACTCGAAGAGTGAAGACGGTCTTCCTCGCCATGCGCCACGCCATTGATGATATGGCTGCACGCCAGCTGTGCATGGACACCATGCGCGAGCTGTTCCGACAGTTTATGAGCAAGCTAATCCTCGAAAAGACGAAGCAGGAGCAGCATAATATCTATCTTGACTCTCGTATCTCCTTTCAGGAAATCGACCAATACTTCTTCTCTGGATGCGCCTGTGCTTTCTTTCAAATCGCCGTTGACACTTATACCGATTTACGTTATGACCCCACTGAATGGCAATGACCAACAACTGCAAGAACGTGAGAAGTTCGTTCTTGCCTTCAACGATACGATGCTCAAAATATGGCGTGAGCAAATGACTCTCCTCGGTGTAATCGACACCGGACGTTTGCTTCACAGCCCCAAGTCACTCCCTGTAAGAGCGGACGGACGATTTATCGAGCTCGGACTGTCACAGTCCTTCCTCGAATATGGTCTTTGGCAGAACTTCGGTACGGGTAAGGAAATCCCAAGAGGCAACTCCGGTGACATCGGCCGTGAACGCAAGCGCAAAAAGAAGCCCTGGTTCAGCCGTAAGTATTACGCTTCCGTCATGAATCTCCGCGACTTCCTATCCGACAACATCGCTCACGAGTTCGTCGGTGTCGTCGCTCAGGCTCTTGACGACAAGTATGTGCGCTATAATCACTGACAATGTCTTTTCTCCATCTAAAAGTCAGCCATACCTTTGCTAAAAACAAGCAAAAGTATGGCTGACATTTCATCTATCACAT